TCGGGCACACCGATTACGACACCGTAAAGGCCCGTATCCGGTTCATGGTGGTCTCGCTGGGCTGCAAGCATATCTTCCTTGACCACGTTACTGCGCTCGCCTCGGGGGCCCGGGAATTGGACGAAAGGAAGGAGCTTGAGTTCATCATGACTGACCTCGCCTCGATGCTCCGTGAGTTGCACTTCACGCTGTACTTCATCTCCCACCTGAATACCCCTGAAGGGAAGCCCCATGAGGAAGGCGGGCGGGTAATGATTCGCCACTTCAAAGGGTCCCGAGCGATTGGCCAGTGGTCCAGCTTCATGTTCGCCCTTGAGCGCAACCAGCAGGAGGAGAACGAGAAGCTCCGTCACGTGTCCCTCTTCCGAATCCTGAAGGACCGCTATACGGGTCAAGGGACTGGCACTGTGATTCCGCTGGGGTACGACACGGACTCTGGGAGGCTGAAGCAGTTGGACAGCAACCCGTTTGATGATGAGACCCCTGAAGGCAACACGCCCCAGTGGGATGAAGATTCACCATTCTGAGGATTAACGCATGGCAGACATCGACCTGACTGCCCTTCTGGACAGCCAGCACTCGACCGTTGACGGTTGGGTTCAGCGGATGTACAGGGATGAAGTCAGACAACTCCTCAAGGCCAAGACCACGGTAGTGCGTAACGGTCAGGTCCTTGATATTCGATACAACAACATCGGCCTCGATGTCTATGAGGTCTCGTTCGCGTGAACCCCCATTCAATTCTAAGGAGGTCCCTATGGGCCACATGTTTACCCCATCAAACCAGCCAAGCAAGTGGGGCGGTAATTTCAAGATTAAGCCCGTAACGGAGCAGTGGGAACTGGCTGAGACTGGTGTGTACATCGGTGACTGCGTGTTTGAGGCTTACACATACGTGCGCATGAAGCCCATTGGTCACGCTGTTGAATTCACCATCAACGCGGTGAAGGTCAGAGTTGAGAACGTCGATGCCATTTAACGACTGAACATGGCAAGAATCTCCCCGCAGTTAGCGGGTGGGAAGAACCGTGTGGCATTTCTCGATGCCATCGCGTTCAGCGAAATCGGGGCATCCCTGCTCTCGAAATCCGATGATGGTTACAACGTGCTCGTTGGGGCTCTCCCCTCGAAGCCCCTTCTGTTCCCCTCATACGCATCCCACCCGAACATCCTTAACACCCGCTGTAACTCCACCGCTGCTGGCCGTTACCAACTCCTGTTCCGCTACTTCAAACCGTATGCGTCCCTGCTGGGCCTGAAGGATTTCAGACCGTTGTCTCAGGACCGCATTGCGTTGCAGCAGATCAAGGAGCGTAAGGCCATCCCGTTGATTGACGCTGGGCACTTTGAGGACGCAGTACATGCTTGCTCGAATATCTGGGCGAGCTTCCCAGGCAATAGCTATGGGCAACACCAGAACGAGATTGAGCACCTGAAGGCGGCTTATGTGGCCGCTGGTGGGACTCTAGCTTGACACACAGGGCTGCCTTCAGCGTCACTGACGCGACTGGGTGGCCCTTTTCATTTACTGGCACTCAACAGGAGGCCGATTGCGCTTCATCGCTGACATCGAATCGAATGGGTTCCTGGATAAGGTGACCACGATTCACTGTCTGGTCCTGAAAGACCTAGACACACGACAACACCACAGATTCAATCACCAACCGGGGCACCGCAGCATCGAAGAGGGCCTCGCCCTGATGCAGAAGGCGGACCTCCTAGTGATGCACAACGGTGTGGCATTCGACCACGCTGTAATCAAGAAGCTCTATCCGGACTTCCACGTTGATGAGTCCAAGGTCCTTGACACCCTAGTCATGGCCCGCCTCATCTACCCGGACCTCTGGGACATCGATACGAAACTCTACGAGCAAGGAAAGCTCCCCGGGAATCTCCGTAAGCGGCAATCGCTGGAGGCATGGGGGTATCGCTTGGGGCTCCATAAGGGTGACTACTCGGCTGAGATGAAGGCCAAGGGATTGGACCCGTGGGCGGCCTGGAACATGCCGATGGAGGACTACTGCTGCGGCGATACGGATGTTACCGAGGCCCTGTTCAGGAAGCTGGAGGCGAAGAACTATTCGCCTATGGCCATCGAACTGGAGCACCAAGTGGCCTGGATCATCACCGCACAGGAGCGCCGAGGGTTCGCTTTCGACAAGGAAGGGGCAGCCAAGTTGCTGGCCACCTTGGTCAAAGAGAAGCTCAAGATGGAAGAGGAACTCACGGAGGTCTTCAGGCCCCTGTGGATGCGCGATGGGAAAATCTTCACCCCCAAGCGTGCTGACAAGAAGCGGGGCTATGAGCCTGGCGTTCCCTTCCAGAAGATCAAGCTCACCGAGTTCAACCCCACTAGCCGTGACCACATCGCCCTCTGGCTGAAGCGCCTGTACGGCTGGAAGCCCACCGAGTTTGGCAAGGATGGGAAGCCTACGGTGGACGAAGAGGTGCTCGCAAAGCTCCCCTACAAGGAAGCTGAGGTGCTCATGAAGTACCTCATGATTGGCAAGCGGTTGGGCCAGTTGGCTGAAGGGAAGGAAGCGTGGTTGCGCCATGAGAAGAACGGGAGGATTCATGGGTCCGTTATGACGAATGGGGCAGTCACTGGGCGGGCTACCCACAGCAAGCCTAACGTGGCTCAGGTGCCCAGCGTGAAGGTGGATAAGCAAGGCAACAAGCTCTACGCCATGGAAGGAGGCTACGGAGTGGAGTGCCGCTCCCTGTACCGTGCTTCCCCCGGGATGGTGCTGGTGGGTACTGACCTCTCAGGTATCGAGCTCCGCTGCCTTGCTCACTACATGGCCCGATGGGACCAAGGGGCATACGGGGAGATTCTCCTGAACGGGGACATTCACACCGCGAATCAGCACGCTGCTGGCCTGCCTACCCGAGCGAACGCCAAGACCTTCATCTACGGGTTCCTCTACGGTGCCGGTGCGGAGAAGATTGGTTCCATCGTGGGCAAGGGACGTGCTGCTGGTGCTGCCCTTAAGTCGAAGTTCCTGAAGTCCCTCCCTGCTCTCGATAGCCTCATCAAGGCAGTCCAGAAGAAGGCGACGGATGCCGGGGTTCTCATTGGTCTCGATGGTCGTCAGCTCCACGTCCGCTCTGCCCACTCCGCCCTCAACACGCTCCTCCAGTCCGCTGGTGCCCTCATCTCCAAGAGGTGGCTAGTGGAGGTGGACATGGCCCTCAAGGCTGCGGGCATCCGGGAGCAGTGCCATCAAGTCCTATGGTGCCATGACGAAGTTGAGGTGGAGTGCCCGCCTGAGTTGGCTGAGCAGGTAGCAGCCATCACCACCGCATCCGCAACCAAAGCTGGCGAGTTCTTCAAGATGCGCCTTCACATTGCCGCAGAGGCCCACATCGGGACCACATGGGCAGACGTTCACTAACCAAAGGAAACACATGGGATTCCCCCAACTGGCAAGTATTGCTGGGCTCTTGAGTGCTCTCAAGGAGTTCGGCAAGCGCACCCAAACCGAGTCAGCAGACAACCGACTCACTGAAGTAATCCAGCGGGCCCAATCAGGAGGCTTCAGTCTCCAGAACGACTACGCCCGCACGAACGCACAGGTGGTGGCTATGGCTGCCTCCTGTGGCTACATAACGACCGAACAGAAGCGTGGTTCGTTTGGTCGCAAATGGCTGGCCACCCGGAAGGGCAAGGCTTATCTGGAGGTGAACTGATGCGGGTTCTTGACCTCTTCAGCGGCATCGGCGGATTCTCGCTGGGACTGGAGCGGGCAGGAATGGAAACCGTGGCGTTCTGCGAGATGGACCCTGCAGCACAGAAGGTTCTCGCTAAGCATTGGCCAGAGGTCCCGTGCTACCCGGATGTTCGCTCCGTAACTAGACAAAGGCTGGAGGACGATGGAATTCGAGGAATCAATGTCATCTGCGGGGGATTCCCCTGTCAGGACATCTCATTTGCAGGAAGCGGAGCGGGACTTGGGGGAGAGCGTAGCGGGCTATGGTGGGAATTCCATAGGCTCATTGGCGAAATCAAGCCAGCGTTCGTCATTATCGAGAACGTCAGCGCCCTTCGTACTCGAGGATTGGCAGATGTCCTCAGGGGGCTCCATGCGCTCGGGTATGACGCGGAGTGGCACTGTATTCCAGCTTCCCACTTTGGCGCTCCTCACAGGCGAGACCGCATCTGGATTGTTGCCTACCCCCACAACGATGGGAAACCAGTTGGCTCCCTCAATGATGAAGCACGCAGGCTGCCGACGATTGGCGCAATTGGCTGGGGGCCCTGGAGGGATGGTTTCACCGGAGATGTACGAATGGCTTATGGGCTATCCGGAGGGATGGACCGAATTAAGCAGCTCGGCAACTCAGTAGTTCCACAGATTCCTGAAGCAATCGGGCGCGCAATTATGGAGGTCACCAAGTGTTAGGCATTACCAGCAGCATCACAAAGTGGGCCATCGGAATTCTGGTGGCCCTCTTCATTTGTGCCATCGGCTACTTCTCAGTCCACACCTTCACCACCACAGTCCAACAGAACGGGCAACTACAGGCCGCTAACGTGACCCTGCAGGCTGACTCTGCGAAGGCTTCGAGTGCTACTGAAGTGGCCGTGAGGAAGCTGGATCAATTCGACAACATCATTCAGAAGAAGGCCAAGAATGAACAACACATTCAGCAAGACAACGCAGCGTTCACCCGCGAGCTACATCAGGCAGCGGGGCAAGTCCCGACTGGTGCTGCTTGGTTGGCTGAGTCTGTTCCTGCCAGCGTGGTTAGCAGCCTGTGCGAGCGCACCGCAATCCGTAGCTCCGATTGTCACCGAGACGAAGACGGTGCAAATCCCCCAAGCCCTGACCTCCCCCACTGAACCGGCTATCTGCAGGCTGGCCACGAATGGTGACTTGGTGGACTGCATCAAGGCATACGACAACCAATTGAACTCCTGCAATGGCGATAAGGCCAGCATCGTGGAGTTCCAGAAGGAGCCGCAATGAAAGTCATCTACAAGGCCCCCATGTACGCCAAGGTACGGGAGGCCATCAGTGAGGCTCTCCGGGATGGCAAGGAGGTTGATTGCATCCAACTGACTCCCGAGGAGTACCACCAGTTCGCCACTGAGGGAATCCTATGGAAGGAAGGGGAGTGGAACCCCAGCGAGCAGCCATCAACGTACGCGTGGGGCGTGACCATCCTTAAGGGATACCAGTGAAACCCTGCACCCACTCATGGGTCCTCTCAGCTTTCCGTAACGAGCACTACTGGATTTGCTCGTGCTGCGGTTCTGTGGTCAAGGCCACGAAGGAGAATCAGAAGTGAACGATAGCGACCGAGACACCCTCAAGTACGCCACCGAGGAACTCCTTGAGTCCCACCGTCAGCTAACCCTAGCTGGCATTGAGACCCACCAAGATGGCCACGCGCTCACCATCAGCCAACGCTGTGCCCTCGTAAGGGAAGCGCTGGTTGCCTGGGGGTCCACACAGTCTGTACTTAAGAAGGCTATGCAATGAACCTATTCAACCAATTCGATGAAATCCTCAGCAAGCTCAAGGCCGCTGGAGTAACGGGGGCCCTCATCGCGGGGGGTGCCTGCCGTGACCACATCCTGGGTAAGCCGGTGAAGGACATTGATGTATTCGTCCCGGACCAAGATGGGATTGAGATGAAGCTCGGGACAGCCTTCGGGCACCTTCACGTGAAGCCCATCATTGCCGCTGAGTACGCGGGTGCGGGTGGCGAGGTGGAGCACGTGTATGAGATCAGCTTCGGGGATGACCCCTTTGGTGACTCCCACATTCCCGTTCAGATCATCGTACTAGCCCAAGGGCTGGACCCTATGGAGCGCGCTAGACACCATGACTTTGGTCTGTGTCAAGCGTGGTATCAGGAGGCTTCTGAGACAGCCAGTGGGTTCGTTCAGGCGACTGAAGCGTTCCACTTGGACATGACAAACAGAACGTTCACCCTCAGTCACTGTGAGGATGAACAGCAGTACGCCCGCTCGATGCGTAGGTGGACTGGGAAGTTTAAGGAGCGGTTCCCTGGGTATCGCGTTTATGTTCCTAATGAGTTCGTTGGGCTCGCCCTTGGTGGGTCCGTTGGAGGTTTCCTGTGAGGACTACGCTCCTCTTGGATGCTGACATCTTCGCGTTCCAAATCGCAGCCACAGCCCAGAAGGCATACATATGGGACGAAGAGGGCCCAGTGAGCCTTCAGGTGGACGATTGGGAGGATGTCTACCCCCGCGTGGATGAAGCCTTCGCCAAGGTCAAGGAACACCTCAAGGCCGATGAGCTAATCGTCTGCCTCTCCTGCAAGACCGAGGATGGGTTCCGCTTTGGCATCTACCCGGAATACAAGCAGAACCGGAAGGGGACTGAGCGGCCTGTCTACCTGCAGGCCCTGAAGGAGTACATGGCCAAGCAGTACCGGACCTACTGGAAGGACACCCTTGAGGCGGATGACTGCATGGGGATTCTATCCACGCACCCCACGTTAGTCCCCGGGCGCAAGGTCATTGTTTCGGCTGACAAGGACATGGCCACGATTCCGGGATGGCTCTACAACCCCGATAAGGGCCACAAGCCCCGCCTCATCTCCGAGGATGCTGCTGACTACTTCCACATGTATCAGACCCTCGTTGGGGACTCCACGGACAACTATAAGGGCTGCCCCGGGATTGGCCCTGTGAAGGCTGACAAGCTCATCAAGGAAGCCCACCCGGCTGACATGTGGGACCTCGTGGTGGGGGCATATGAGGCCAAGGGACTCACCGAGGATGACGCACTCCTCCAGGCTCGGCTGGCCCGTATCTGCCGTGCTGATGATTACAACTTCAAGGAACAAAAGGTAATTCTGTGGAACCCGTAAAGACTAACAAGACGTGCCTCGATTGCACCCACGGCAAGATTGACCTCAGCAACGGGGCAGTCCGCTGTACCCAGCATGACAAGGAAATCGTGCAGTGGTATAGCACTCCCGCAAGCTGCCTCGACTATAAGGACCAGAGCTGATGGAACGAGATTGCAACACCTGCGCGGTTCACATCCAGGGCGAGTCTGTGGATGATGTCCCCGCAAGCTGCTGGACCTGCTGCGCATCGGAGGGCAATGGGGGCCCAGTGTTGCCCCAGTGGAAGCCGGTTGAGTTTCAGAAGAATCCCGAGTGGTGCCCCGAGTGTGGGACTGGGCTGGACAGCAAGAGGCGCTGTGCGCTGTGTCAGATGACCTACGTCAAAGACACGATGGACGTATTCCGCCCGGGCCAGATTGTCCCAGTCCCCAAGGGCATGAGTATCCAGGAGTTCGGTGGAATCCTCACCGCTCTCCAGCAGCAGGTGGGTGGGGCCCACTACAAGGGCCTGAAGATTCAACCGATGGAATACTCAATCGCCAACAAGCTCAACGCCTGTGAGCACACAGCCATCAAGTACATCACCCGGAAGAAGGGGGACAGAACGAAACGGCTGGAGGACCTGGACAAGGCAATCCACTCCATCGAGCTGCTCAAGCAGTTCATCGAAGACGGAACCCTGGAAGACTGACCGATACCCCCGAGATGCCCGCTGGTTAACCCTCTCGGGGACTTTCGGCCATCTATACCCTCCCTCTCGCAGTACGCCGAAAAATGTACTTAGAGATTACTTAGAGATTATTGGCGTATGTCCATTATCAGAACATCCCTGTCTGAACGTATTGGCAACCTCCTCACTCCTGAGCTCCTCAGGTGCCTTGATGAGTTGCATCCCCTGTGCCTCCCTGACCCTAAAGATTCCCTACCGGAACTCTGGATCAAGGTCGGAGAGCGCCGTCTCATCGAAACCCTGCACGCTAAGTATGCAGAGGTGAACGACCCCTCCTGAGGTACTCCCCCACATGTGCAGCTCCCCTAGCGCCCCGAAGAAGCAGACTGTAGTTCCCGCTCAGGCCCCAGCCCCCCTGGCTAACCCTGAGAACACCGCCAACACGAACACTGTGGGTGGTCAGCGGGCAGCCTCTATTGGCCGTAACGCCCTCCGGATTGACCTCGCTACGCCCGCCTCAGCAGCCTCTGGCCTCACCATCCCGCAGTAATGGCTGAAGAGAAGAGCAGTCTCAAGGCGCGGTATGACAAGCTCAGCACTGACCGCCTTACGTTCCTAGAGCGTAGCAGGGACTGTGCGAAGCTCACCATCCCCACCTTACTCCCGCCTGAAGGTTCCACCAGTTCCACCAAGTTCCCCACTCCGTACCAGTCCTTTGGTGCCCGTGCGGTGAACAACCTGGCAGCCAAGCTCCTCCTGGCGCTGCTCCCTCCGAACTCCCCGTTCTTCCGCTTGGTCGTTGATGACGCCACCATGCAGAAGCTCACTGGCCGCCAAGACATGCGGGCCCAGATTGAGAACGCGCTGAGTGGGATGGAGAGGTCAGTGATGACCAACATTGAAACAAGCACTATCCGCACCTCAGCCTTTGAGGGAATCAAGCTGCTCCTCGTGACCGGCAACGTGTTGTTCTTCCTGGCCCCTACAGGTGGCATGAAGACCTTCCGGCTGGACCGTTACGTGGTCAAGCGGGACCCTATGGGCAACGTGCTGGAACACATCACGAAGGAGTGTGTGTCCCCGATGGAGCTCCCTGATAGTGTCCGTGAGTTCGTGCTGGCCAACAAGGCAGCTGATGACCCCAAGGACGTAGTGGATGTCTACACCTGTGTGAAGCGCACCCCGAAGAACTGGGAGGTCTATCAAGAAGCCAATGGCATCGAGATTCCCGGTTCCCGTGGCACGTATCCCCTGAACAAGACCCCGTGGATTCCCCTCCGGTTCATCGCTGTGGATGGCGAGGACTACGGGCGTAGCTTCGTGGAAGAGTACCTGGGGGATATCAAGTCCCTCAACGCTCTCCGTAAGGCCATCGTACAGGGCTCCGCTGCTGCAGCCAAGGTCCTCTTCCTGGTCAAGCCTAACTCCACCACCAAGCTTCGAGTGCTCACCGAGAGTGAGTCAGGGGCGGTGAAGGAAGGTAACGCTGAAGATGTGACCGTGCTGCAGATGCAGAAGCAGGCTGACTTCGCTATTGCCAAGCAGACGTGCGACACGATTACCCAAGAGCTCTCCTTTGCCTTCCTCCTTAACACCGCTATCCAGCGTAATGGGGAGCGAGTGACAGCAGAGGAAATCCGATACATGGCTAATGAACTGGAAAGTTCTCTCGGTGGTGTCTACTCGACACTGAGCCAGGAGTTCCAGTTACCACTCGTACAGCGGGTGATGTTCCAGATGGAGCGCCAAGGGAAACTCCCGGTTCTACCTGAAGGGACCGTTAAGCCTGCCATCACCACTGGCATTGAGGCTATCGGACGTGGCAATGACCTCACCAAGCTGCAGCAGTTCATGACCTCCCTGGAGCAACTCGGTCCTAATGTGGCACCTACGTACGTGAATATGGGTGACCTCATCAAGCGCACTGGGGCATCTCTGGGTATCGACATGAACGGCCTTATCAAGACCGATGAGGAGATTAGCGCAGCAGAGCGTCAGGCTCAGATGCAGAACATGCTTCAGACCCTCGGCCCCAATGCTGTGAACCAGATTGGTGGTCTCGCTAAACAACACATGCAGGGTGGCGCGCAGCCCCCAACAGGACAGTAAAGATGGCAAACGCTATTCCCCTTGGAAGTGAACCTGTAAGCACCGCAGAGTTCGTTACGGAACCACAGGCTGCTAACTCCACCAAGAAGCAAGCCAAGGCTCCGGTGAAGGTTGTCGATGGTGTGCCTGAAGGTGCCATCAAGCTGGAATCCCATGATGCCTACCGGGTGGACAATTAATGAGTACCGTTGAGCACGCAGCAGCAAGCACCGCAGTAGAGGGGCAACCCGCACCGGGAACCCCTGAGTACGATGCCGCAATGGTTGCGAAGTACGATGCAGCCACTGGCAATGCTCCGCAAGCAGAAGCTCCCGTACGCCCCGCTCACGTTCCTGAGAAGTTCTGGAACCCTGAGACCGGTGCAGTAGACACCGAAGCGTGGGCCAAGAGCTACACGGAACTGGAGCAGAAGCAGTCGCAAGGTAAGCCCGCAGAGGCACAAGAGGCCGGTGCAGCAAAACCGGCTGACTCGCAAGAAGCTGCAGCAGCAGAAGCCCTGGAGTCCAAGGGACTCTCGATGGATGCGTTCACCGCTGAGTTCGCTCAGAACGGCACGCTCTCCGCAGACTCCTACAAGGCTCTCGAAGCTGCTGGCCTCCCGAAGGCTATGGTGGATGGCTACATCGCTGGCCAACAAGCTCTGGCCTCTCAGGCTCGTGCTCAGGGCCTCGAAGCTGCTGGCGGTGAGGAACAGTTCAACGCTATGGCAGCATGGGCGAAGGCTGGTCTGAATCCTGGCGAACTCGCAGCGTACAACGAGGCTGTCACCAATGGCTCGATGGACCAAATGAAGTTGGCTGTGGCTGGCCTTCGGGCTCGCTATGAGGCAGCTAATGGACGCGAACCGCAGCTCTTGGGTGGCTCTGGTGCCAACGCTGGTGCTGCTGGCTATGGCTCCACGGCTGAGATGGTCAAGGATATGTCAGACCCCCGTTATCAAAAGGACCCAGCTTTCCGTAAGGCTGTGGAAGATAAGCTCTCGCGTACTACGGCTTTCTAAATGCCATCACTCGATTCCATTAAGGGGTCTACGGTGAACGCTTCAGGGACCAAGATTGCTACTGCTGCACCACTGGGCAGTGGCAAGTTGGACACCACGAAACCCATCAACGACCCCCATACCTTCGTCAAAGTCGGTAACCAACAAATCAACATCAAGACGGCCATTGCTATGGGCCTCTTGGCACGTAACGCAAGTGACACCCTGGTTGAGTTGAATAGCAAGACTCAGCCTACGGTGACCACGAAGTAAAGGCCGTAGACCTCACCCTCTGCTTGCACGGTGGGGTCATCTAACGCATCACCCGGATACAACGAGCAAGTAGAAACATCGCCCTCGAAGAACGTGCCGGTCCCATCTCAAGCATTCCACGCAAGGAACACTTGGCCCTCTGAGGAGGACAACCATGCACACGTCCGCGCCCAAGTCTGCTCTGAAGTGAACCCTCCAAGGCCACCTATTGGCCGTCTTTCATTTCATTCTGGATTTATCTCAAATGGCAAACGCAACAGTTCTGGCCGGTGGTCAGATTAACGGTGCAGGCGCAACCGATGCCCTGTTCCTCAAAGTTTATGGCGGTGAAGTTCTTACGGCGTTCGATCAGAACAACGTGGTTATGCCCCTCCATACCGTCCGCACTATCTCGTCTGGTGAATAAGCAGTTCACTCTTGCCTGACGTTAAACACCGCGTTAATTGCTGGGATACCCCTCAGGGGCAATCAGCAGCCAAGCCTGACCTAACGGCAGGAAGGTTCAACGACTATCCCGAAAGGGAGTAGGGAGAATGCTCTCCCCAAATGCGCGGCACTACCTTAAAAGGAAACTAGCAATAGCATATGACGACGAAGGTCTGTCGCATCTGCCGGACTGAAAAGCCGCTTGGCGAATTCTACGAACGAAAGGACTCCGGCGTCCACCGTAATGAGTGTAAAGAGTGCACGAAGGAATTGCACCGATACAGGACTTTCGGGGTTTGTAATGCCAAGTATGATGAAATGCTGACCGCCCAACATGGGAAATGCGCAATCTGCGAGAGCACGCTTAACAGCTCCCGCTACACCAAGCTTGCCATCGATCATGACCACAAAACCGGAAAGGTTCGTGGACTTCTATGTACCAGTTGCAATACCGGAATTGGCTTGTTTAAAGAAAGCCCAATTCGAATTCAAAACGCAATTGCATACCTAGAGCGGCATGGTAGTAAAGATATAGTCTGATCTGCACGGCAACGTGTAGGTGGGTTAATTCCCCGGTAAGGACTCGCAACCCTTATTGAACAACGCACTGAAGAGTGCACAATTCCCCGCAACGTGGCGCGTGAGTGGTGGCTACCATGTTCCGGGTCAGGAAATCGTTGGTCAAACGTCGAACCTCGCAGAACGCGTGATTACGATTGATGACCTCCTGGTGTCGAGCGTGTTCATTGCTGACATCGATGAGGCCAAGTCGCACTTCGATTATCGTTCGATTTATTCGAGCGAAACGGGCCGCTTCCTCGCAGCGAACTGGGACAAGAACGTCATGCAGGTTATGGCTCTCGCAGCCCGTGCTTCGGCTACGGTTACGGGTGCTGCTGGTGGCACGGTTCTTACCTCGGCTACCACGCTGTACAAGACCTCGGCAACGGACCTCGCTGCTGGCATCTACGCAGGTGTGCAGGCATTCGATGAGAAGGATATCCCGCAGACCTCGGAGAAGTACTGCCTGGTCAAGCCCGCTCAGTATTACCTCTTGGCTCAAAGCACGGCCCTCATCAACCGCGACTGGGCGATGGACAACGGCAATTACAAGGATGGCAAAATCCTGAAGATTGGTGGTGCAAGCATCACCAAGACGAACCACCTCCCGAGCACGGTTGTCAACACGGGCCCTACGGCTTACCAAGGCGACTTCACGAAGACCGCTGCTGTTATCTGCACGAAGGAAGCGGTTGGAACGGTGAAGCTGCTGGACCTCTCGATGCGCATGTCGTATGACGAGCGTCGCCTGGGCACGTTGATTGTGTCCAAGTACGCTGTCGGTCATGGCATCTTGCGTCCGGAATGCGCAGTGGAACTCGCAACGACCACGTAATACCCAGTAGCACCCATAGGGGGATTCTCTTTTAACCAAGAGGGTCCCCCTTTTTTCGTTTACCTCAAATCACCCAAGGGATTCCCCAATGGCATCCGCATTAATGACTGAACTCGAAGCGGTGAACATGTGCTTGGCCGCCATCGGAGAGTCTCCAGTTAATACCCTCAGCAACACTGGCCTCGCTGATGTAGCCAGTGCCCGAGCGAAGATTCTGGAGTTCAGCCGCACGATTCAATCCACGGGCTGGGCCTTCAACACTGAGTCACAGTTCCCCCTCACTCGTGCCCCCGATGGCACCATCACGGCCCCTCAGAACACCCTCAAGGCATCCGTAGACCGCACTGTGTCTAGCGCTCAGATTGCCCTCCGTGGCCAGAAGGTCTACGACAAGGTAGCCCATACGTACATCTTCAAGCAGGACCTGAAGGTAACCGCAGTGTTCTTCCTGGACTGGGAAGAGCTCCCGCAGCCTGCACGCCAGTACATCGCCATCTGCGCTGCTCGGTCCTTCCAAGGCAACAACCTCAGCTCCGAGACTCTGGATAGCCTGACTGCTGATGATGAGCTCAAGGCCCTCATTGCTCTCAAGGATTCTGAGAGTGACGATGGGGACTTCAACATGTTCCTTGACAGCTTCAGCGTGGCCGATGCTTGGCTCCGCCCTGAGGCCGCAGTAACCACCCGTTAATGGCCCTCATCAACAAGAGTATCCCCAGCCTGTTCAACGGTGTCAGCCAGCAGCCCGCAACTCTGCGCCACGACACTCAGGCTGAAGTTTGCGAGAACGCTTACCCCACGATTGCCACTGGTCTCCGCAAGAGACCCCCGCTGACTTACCTTGCGAAGTTCACTAGTTCTGTCATCACGAACGCTGGGGTCCACATCATCAACCGGGACACCACCGAGCGGTACGCAGTCTTCGCCACCAATGGCAACCTCCAGATTTACAGCTTGGTTGATGGGCTCCCCCGTGGTGTCTCCTTCCCCAATGGGGTGGGCTACCTAGCCTCCTCCAGCCCCTCTACGGACTTCGAGATGGTCACCGTAGCGGACTATACGTTTGTCCTCAACAAGTCCATCTCGGTCACTCCTGGGGGCCCTAGTGCCCTCAATCCATCGTACCTCGCGTACTTTGCGATTGTGCTGGCTGAGCCCCAGATTGACTACTCGATTGGGGTTGACGGTCATGTGGTGGCCACCCATACAGGGGACACACCGGACACCGTGGTTATCGCCCTAGACTTGGCCAACCAGTTGCAGGCATCTCTGGGGACTAACTACTCGGTCTCACTCCTCCCCAGTTCGTCCGTCATCCAAGTTATGAATCTGCTGGGCAATCCCATCACGAGCGCTCAGTGCAACGATGGGTACGCCAATACGGCCACCTTGGACCTCACTAAGACTGTCTCCAGTTTCTCCAAGCTGCCTCCCATTGGCCCCGTTGGTTGGACTATCCACATCTCTGGGGAACCCTCGGGTGGCACCAGTGACTACTATGTGACGTGGAATGGGAGCGCATGGCAGGAAACCACGAAGCCCGGGCTGGTCAACTCGTTCAATGACTTCACGATGCCGTGGAAGCTGGTCCGCCAGCCGGATGGTCACTTCATCTTCGATAAGGTGGAGTGGGCTGATAGGCTCGTAGGGGATGACATCAGCAACCCAGCGCCCTCCTTCGTTGGCCGTAAGATCAACGATATCTACTTCTTCCGGGGCCGCCTAGGGTTCCTCTCGGATGAGAACGTGTGTATGTCCCGCTCCGGGGAGTATCAGAACTTCTGGGGCAAGACGGCCACAGCAGTGGTTGATACGGACCCAATCGATACCAACGTGGGCACCAATAAGGTCTCCCTGCTGAAGTACGCGGTGCCCTTCGATAAGAGCCTGCTGCTGTTCTCTGACCAAACCCAGTTCCAGTTGTCGGGTGGTCAGGAACTCCTCACGCCCAAGACTGCCAAGGCAGATGTGGCCACTGAGTTCGATAGTGGCACCAATGCGCGCCCTGTAGGTATCGGGCAGGCGGTGTACTTCGGGGTCACCCAAGGGCAGCATACGGGCCTCCGTGAGTACTACGTGGATGCCACTACGCTCACCAACGATGCCACTGATGCTACCGCTCATGTGCCCACGTTCATCCCAGCGAACCTCTATAAGCTGGCCGCGAGTTCATCTGAGGATGTCATATTCGCGCTCTGCAGGGATGAGCCCAGTTCGGTGTACGTGTACAAGTTCTTCTGGTCTGGAACCACCAAGGCACAGTCGGCGTGGCTGAAGTTCACGTTCGCAGCGGGCACCCAAGTGATTGGCGCGGAGTTCATCAACAACCGCTGCTACTTCATTGTGAACCGTTCGGATGGGACCTACCTCGAAGCGATGGACCTGCAGCCTGACCTGTCCCCCAGCGGGATTGGCTTTGATGTGCTGTTGGACCACCGTGTGACAGTCACCGGGGTATATGACTTCGCCAACGATGTGACGAACTTCACCCTGCCCTATGCCGTTCAGGCCACTGGGTACTCTCTCGTGGCTGGTCCGCTATTCACGGGCTACGTGGGGAAGCTCATCCCGTTTACTGTAGTTGCCTCTAACGTGGTCCGAGCGGAGGGCCGATGGGATGGTCCGGCCTTCTTCGGGCAGAACTACACGATGCACTACCGGTTCTCCCAGCAGTATGCCAAGGACCAGAACCAGGTGGCCATCACCAACGGGAAGCTCAAGCTCCGCAGGTTCTTCCTCGACTACACCGACACCGGGTACTTCCGCGTGGAGGTACAGCCTAAGGCCCGCGACACGTACTCCTATCCCTTCACGGGGAAGACCTTAGGGACATCTTCAGCCACCCTAGGAGTCCCTTCGCTGGGGTCAGGTACGTTCGCGTTCCCCGTGTTGACTTCCAATGATGGTGTGCGAATCGAGATCATCAACGATTCCTACCTCCCCTCTACCTTCCAGTCCGCTGGTTGGGATGCGGAGTTCGTCACCTTCGGGAGGCGCGTGTGATTGTCCGTAAGGCAACAGTAGCGGACTGCCACGCCCTCTTCCCGCTGCTCCGCGAGGGTGACCGTAGGGAGATTGAGCTTGCCACTGGGGACCCCACAGTGAAGGTCCTACTGGACTCGCTGGAGTCCTCAGAGGAAGCTTGGGTAGGCATTGGTGACCGTGGGGAACTGCTCGGTATCTATGGAGTGGCCCGTATCGGGGACATGGGTGGGCCGTGGATGTTGGCCACCCCAGATGTCTACCGGTACTCCAAGGAGCTCGTGAGGGATGGCAGGGCATGGGTGCAGTCAATCCTGCCCCGCTTCTCGATGCTATTCAATTTCGTCCATGTGGACAACACCCGGTCCATAGCCTGGCTCCGCAAGCTGGGCTTCACCATCGGCGAACTGGTTCCTGAGTACGGGGCTGGTAAGGCCCCCTTCTATCTTTTCCACCAGAGTCCCCATGTGTGAACCTGTAACCATCACAACGGCAGCGACCTATGCAGCTGTGGCAATCGCTGCTGCTAGTGCTGCCACCTCCTATGTATCGCAAGAGAAGTCCGCAGCAGCCCAAACGAGGAACGCTCAGGAGGCATACGACTCCGAAGTGGTCCAAACCAAGAACACCCAAGTAGAGGCCACGCAGGCATCTGCCACTGCCCAGTCAGAGCGCGCTCGACAGGCGATGGTGGAGACTGCTCACCTACAGGCACTGGCCAATGAATCAGGGACGGCTGGTGGGTCTAATGACCGCGTAACCAACGAAGCCAACTTCAATGCTGGGACCGACTTGGCAACCATGCAGGCCAACGCAGCGTCCTCCCAGAGGCAACTGGTCAACCAGCTCAATGGGGGCTACGCAACCGCTGAGCAGCGCATGAGCAACATCCAGCAGCCGAGCCTGATTGGTGCAGGTCTCCAGATTGCAGGGGCAGCCACCAGTGCGTACGCCTCCCGTGCCAACGCCAACGCCCGTGCTTCGGGTTCAGTCCCGCAGTATCAATCCACCCAATAAGACTATCTGAGGATAGGAATGCCACCGAACACCCAGCAGCAAATCACGCAGCGAGGCCAAGGGTCCCCCGGGCAACTCACGGCCACCTTCCAGCCCCAAGAGCGCCCTGTAGACACCTACGCTGGAGCACCGGCCCCCGATGCTACCCTCATGGGCCTCGCTAAGGGGCTCGAAGCGTTTAACCCAGCGCTGAAGCAGTACGCAGATGTGCAGAATACCAACGCTGCCAATGCTGCATTCAAGGCAGGCACCGCGCAGGGCCAGCTTGCTGATGCTGGGCTGGTTGATGCACAGACCGGTGGCATCAAGGTTCCTCCTCCGGGTGAGGATTACCGGGTGGACCCCGCATTCAATGATGCCTTCGCTGCTGGCTACCGGAACTCGGTGGGCCTCAAGATTGGCAATCAGGTCCAGACGGACATCCTCAGTGCCTACGCTGAGCACAAGAACCAGGATGACTTCAACCCTGAGCAGTTCCTGCATGAGCAGGTAGCGCAGCACACGGCTGGCCTTACGGACCCTGCAATCATCGAGAGGGTATCCAAGCATGTGGCTGATACGGCTGAGGCAGTGCGGAAGGACTATGCACAGGTCAGGCTGACTCGGCTGAAGGAGACCGCAGTAGGTAACCTCTCGGCAGCAGCAGACACCTTCATCAGCCCCACGGCTACCCCTCAGCAAATCAATGATGGCCTCAGGAACACCTTGGAGCCCCTCCGTGGTCAACTGGGCCTGACGACTCGCCCTGAGCTGGCCAACATGGTGCTCGATAAGGTCACCCGGGCTTCTGACGCTGCCGGTGGCCGTCCTGAAATGTACGATGTCTTCACAGACTTCAAGGACCCGAAGACTGGCCTCACCATCCTGAACATGAATCCTAAGTTGGAGACAGAGGTCACCAGGATGCGGGCTCATGCAGTGGAGCAGCAGAACCAGCGCATCGAGCAGGGCCAACAGGTGGACTTCTTCAAGACCCGCCAATCAGAAGAGGATGCTGCAGCGCAGGGCACGGTGCCATCACTGGATGACATCGCGCACCGCATTGGGCCCCTCGGGATGTTCAAGAGTGGCGCTGAAGCCTCCAACTATGTGAACCATCTTCAGGACATGGCTGGCAAGGCACAGGAAGGTATCGCAGCCATCACGGCCATCAACAATGGTCAGGGCTGGGGTCTCTCCCCCGCTGCCTACAGTAAGGGCATGGAAGCCAAGCTAGAGGGCCCCGTTGGTGTCCTCATGGGGGCAGCCACTAGCACCCAAGGTGGTGACCTTACGAAGGACCAGAATGTTCAGATGGCCCTCCAAACAATCGTCCAGAGTACTGCCCGCTCGGGGCGCTCGGATATCCCTAACCCGAAGCTGAAGGGCCTCGTTGACGGAACGGTAAATGCACTCCCCACGAAAGACGGTCAGCCTTCGTCTCAATTTAACACTGCTGCAGCGATGTATGGTGGTCTTCCTGACCAGCTCCGCTCGGCTTACTTTGATGAGAAGGCGCAAGCATTATTTGGTGCCTACAAAAGGCAGGTTGACTCGGGGGTAGATGCATCCACTGCGTACCAGAACGCCTACAGGTCCATCTCCCCGGAAGCTGTCAAGGCCGCTGAGGCCCGCATGCAGGACCCGAAGTGGAAAGAGAATGTGGCCAAGGACATCAAGGGACTCACCACGGGGTTCGCTAATGGCATCCCTCTGGTTGGCCGCCTGTTCGGTGGTGAACCTCAGAACACTGAAGCCACCAGCGGGTGGGCACAGGTCCAACTCTCGGACTACTACAAGCGCAACCCTAACGCCACCTCAGACCAAGCCAAGGCGTGGATTCAGGACCAGTACAAGAGCAACTTCGTGTATGACGCGACCAACAAGGTGGACCTTCAGGTTCCCCCTGGCCGTGCATCAGAGCAATCCTCGGAGGCCCTCACGGCCTACACGGAGAAGCTGCAGGCGAAGTACGGCAGTGATGACCTGAAGGTGGGGCTGACTGGGTACAAGGATGGTAGCTATCAGGTGGCGCTGTTCCGTAATGGCCAGTTCGTGGGCCAAGCGGTTCCCCAAGTCTCCTTCGATCAGATCATCAAGGACCACAGCTACACCAAGGCGTTCAACCCTGAGGAACAGGCTGGTATGGCTGGCCTCACGGACAAGCTCAACAAGGGCACGGCTACCTCTCAGGACCTCATCGATAACGCGCAGGTGCTGGCGAAGGCTAAGAGCCTGGGGCTGGTGAATGACACCATCCAAGGGAAGATTAAGGATGTCCAGAAGAAGACCTTTGATGGTGCTCTTGGTAACGCCTTCAATCTCCCTGTGGACCCGAAGCTGGGCAATGGGTGGTTCTTCAATGACAAGTCGGACTTCTCTGGTCTGAATGGCTCCCGCCTCACTGGGCAGGGTTCCGCTATGCAGGTCAAGCAGGCTGACCAGTTCCTAGGTTCGGGGAACATGACCGCCTCTGTCATCGCTATGGGTGAGGGATTGGTCCTCAAGGCTACTCCTGATCCGAACCCGGAGGCGGGCCTGAACATCGGCTATGGGTACAACCTGACTGCCAATGCGAACAACATCGCGGAGGACTTCAGGCGCGCTCAGATTCCCATGAGTTCCCTCGAAGGCATCAAGGCGGGCAAGGTGCAGATTACCCCTGAGCAGGCAGCGCGGCTCCTAGAGGTCACCGCACCCCGCTACGAGCAGCGAGCCAAGGAAGCAGTAGAGGCTGCGCACCCGGGGCTGTGGACGATGGTCTCAGCAGGCCAGAAGGCTGCCCTAAGTGATGTCGCGTACCAAGTTGGCGATGTGGCCCAGTTCAAGAAGGCAATCGCTGCGTTGGCCAAGAAGGACCTCCCGGGGTTCCAAGAGGCACTCAAGGTGACCTACTCGGATAAGAACGGGAACCGTCAGGAAGACCAGCGCCGTAACAAGCTTCGAAACCTGGCAATCAATGGCACCTCCGCGTGGAGTCAGGGCCTCTTGGAGGCAAGCCGTACCGCACAGTAACTCAACCAAAGGAATGGGCAGATGCCTACACCAACGCTTCAGTCTGCAATCGCGGACAACAGTAATCTCGTAGACACCTCGCCCACTGCGGCACCGGTTACCCAGCAGACAGCCCCTCCCGTTGATGCAGTCACACAGGCTCAGCAGCAGGAGGAGGCGTCGTATGGCCTCACCTCCAAGGATTACTTCCAGGCGATGTGGCGGCAGGATAGCTACATCCCCGGACTCATTGACCACTACGCTGGGGCTCAGTTGGCCCCGGATGAGTCCTACAATCCCTATGAGGAGTCCGTGAGCAAGGACCTGAATGATGGCATCTGGCCAGAGTTCCAAGGTCAGTTCGCACAGGCTACCTCAGCAGGGCAAGCAGCATGGATAAAGCAGCGCATCTTGGAGAAACAGAAGGACCTCCAGGACCTCTCTACGCTTGGCACTAAGGGCAACGTTGGGCGCTTCGCTGCTGGCATGGCGTTCGGCATCGTGGACCCCATCAACCTGGTGGCAATGGCTGCATCAGGTGGCACCTCCTTGCTCGCCCGTGGTGCCCTCACGGCAGCCCGTACAGCCGAAGGTGCAGCAGTAGCGGCACAGGCAGCCAGTCGTTTGCGGCCTATCGCTGCCGGATTGGGGACTGCAGGGGCGCTGGGTGCTGGCACTGAGAAGCTCAGGCAGCAGTACAACTTCGAAGATGATTCGATGGGCGTGCTCACTGCGGGGCTCACGAGCATGGCCTTCGCTGCCCCCTTCGTTGGTCTCCATGCCCACGAGCAGGCCCGGGTGTCCAAGGCTGCCATGCAGGAGGCTAACGCCATCGAAGCGATGCGCAAGCAGCAGGCAGGCGAGCCGCTCCAGCCTCACGAAGAGGAACACCTCCACCAGTACTCTGAGAGCCTCCAGAAGGCGATGGATGTGGAAGCTGGTAGGGCGGAACCTACTCATGATCCCGTGCCCGCCAGAGAGCCCCTACAGGCCGCAGAAGAGGCTCCAGAAGCTGCCCCCTCAGTGGCCCCTGAAGTTTCCCCCGTGGCTGACGCAGCGGAGGCGCTGGATGTCGATATGACACCTGAGGCCCTCGCTAAGGTCACCCCCTACGAGAACGCAGAGGACCGCGCGGTATTCGGCATGGCGGACTCCGTGGGTGCAGCACGTGTCAACCCTAACGAACGCATCGCGTCCCTCGCGGACCAACCTACGGCCCTCACCCATCTGGGTAAGGTCCCAATCCGCTGGGACTTCTTCACTCACTTCAACCAGTCCGGCAACCCCGCGTTCCGCTTCCTCGGCAGCAAGTTGGTCAAGGATGCCATTGGCAACGATGCGCACGAAGCACAGGGCTGGACTGCATCAGAGTTGAAGTCTCAGTACCGCAGGACTCTCGAAGGTGGATTCCACTTGGAAGCCCGCCGTGCATTCGATGAGGCCGCTAAGGTCCGTGGGATGAACTTCTTCTCGAAGAGCAGGTTCGTGGACCAGTTCTACTCAGACATCTCCCGTGTAGTCCGTGGGGACACTGAAGTCCTCAAAGCGAACCCTGACATTGCCCCTCAGCTTCAGAAGGCTGCCAAGGCTCAGGCTGACTTCTACACCGAGATGCACCGCAGGATGGTTGAGGCTGGCGTAGAGGGAGCAGAACATATCCCCGCCAATGCTCAGTACGTCAACCGCGTGTGGAAGCAGGACAACATCCGGGAGGCATACGCCAAGTACAAGGACCAACTCTACGAGGTCATTGGTCGCGCCATCAAGCTCGATGGTGTAACTGGAGATGCCGCTACGGCCAAGGCTAAGGGCTTCATGGATGCAGTGATGAAGCTGGAGTTCAGCCACGCCATGCAGGACATCAACCTGTACGCCAAGGACATGGTGACCCTCCGGGAGGAGCTCACGAACTCAGGCTTGGGGAACCACGAGATTAACTCTCTGGTGGACCTCCTGTTTGAGCGTAAGGGAACCGGAGAACTGGATGCTGGCCAAGCGGGCCCCCTCAAGTTCCGTATGGCACTCAATGAGAACCACGCAGAGAAGATGTCTGATGGCTCCGTGTTCCGTATCTCGGACCTCTTTGAGAACGACTCACGCATCCTCGCAGGCCGCTACATGAACTCTATGGGTGGTCACTTGGCCCTCGCTGAGATTGGCATTAAGTCCCGTGCGCAGTTCATGGCCAAGATGCGGGAAGCCGATAAGTTCCATGAAGAGAACGCCATGACCTCCGGGGCTACCAAGCACAACCGGGTGAAGCAGATGATGCAGGATGTGTACGACAACATCACTGGCCGCCCTATGTCCACCCAGAGTTTCAACCGTGGGGACCGTGTGGCAGCAGCAGGACGCGCTTGGACTCGCTCGGCAATGCTGGGTCAGTTGGGCATACCTGCAGCGCTGGAGATGAAGAACGCCATTGGTCTCACCTCGATGCGTGCCTTCATGATGCACATGCCCACCTTCTCCAAGATCATCAGGAGCCTTCAGGCTGGCCATACGCCCCCGGCAGAACTGGATGTGGCTATCCACCACCTCACGGGCCACGGCCTGGAGCAGGTGTCCGCCTACGCTCGGCAGCATGAAATCACGGAGTTCTCCTATGACAGGGGCCTGACCGGCTTCGAGAACTTCACGGGCAAGCTGTCCCATGCAGTGGATAACCTCTCGGGCAACTCTGCGGCAACTGCAGCCACCCGAAGGATGTCCGCACGGATGGCCATTCAGAAGCATATCGACTTCGCTATGGGCCACAAGGAGATGACCGCGAAGCAGCGGGAGCGAATGACCCACAACGGAGTCAGCACGGATGACCAGCCTGATGTCCACGCGGCACTCAAGAAGTACACCACGATGGACGGCAACAAGGTTGACAACGTGGACTATGAGAAGTGGAGCCGTGAGGCCCCCGAGACCTACAGCAAGTTCCAACTGCTGTTGTCCCGTGAGGTTCGCGACATGATTCAGGACCATGACCTGGGTGAAACTATCCCGTTCATGCACACCACTGTGGGCAAGATATTCGCTGAGCTCAAGACGTTTGTGCTCGTGGGTCACGCCAAGCAGTTCCTGAAGAGTATCCACTATCGGGACTCCACTACGGCTGTCCAGTGGATGTACTCGTTTGCTGGGGCTGCGTTGGAGTACTCCCTGCAGAACTCCATGAACTACGCTCACGACCCTGACAAGCTGGCACAGAGGCTCTCTCCGACCGCTATTGCCCTCGGTGCGGTGAGCCGTATGGCTGTACTAGGCCTCCTCCCGCAGGTCATGGATACCGCCTATCAGCCCCTCAGTGGTGGCCAATCGCTGTTCGCTAATGGCACCGCCAACACGGACAACCGTAACCTCTTCCTGACTCCCTCGATGATTGAAGGGGCCCGGTTGGCTACCTTGGCGCAAGTCACTGGCAGCACTCTCAATCCCTTCAGTACCAACACCATCACCCAGAAGGAAATGCGAGATGCACTCGGGGCCATCCCCGGTGGCAACCTGTACATCATGCGCAACGTGAATGACATGATTAGCTCTCAGTTCCCGAAGTTCAAACCCCGCCCTGAATAAGGATGGCAGCACGTAAGGAAGCAAGACCCCAGAGTGTCCGCATTCTGGGGAAAACCCACAGCATCAACTACAAGTCCGCAGAGCAAATGGATGACGCCTACGGCCTCTGCCACAACGGGCTGCAGCGCATCGACATCATGGAGGACCTCCCACAAGGGGAAGAAGCCGATGTGGTCCTCCACGAGATTCTCCACGCAATACTTTTCCAGATGGCAGTCCTCCTGCCCCCTGAGATAGAGGAGCAGTTCGTCAGGCCCGCAGCATCGGGGCTCTACGCTGTCCTCCAGGACAATCCCCAGTTTGCCAAGTGGCTCATTCAGCCGCGCCAGTAGTTCCCCTCCCGGCTCCCATTCGCGGAGCCCGCCACTCTCTCCAGTGATAATAAATGTTCTCAATCAACACCTATAACGGTACCGGTGTCGCGTCCCCCTACGCTGTCACTTTCCCGTACCTCTCCAAGGACCATGTGGAGGTGCGCATCGGGGGCGTACTGCAGACCAGTGGTTTCTCCTGGATCAACAGCTCCACCATCAGCGTCAACGCTCCGGTTGGCATCAACAACGTGGACATCCGAAGGAACACCCCGGCACAGTTGCCTGAGGTGGTCTACAGCGATGGTTCCACCCTCACCAATACTGACCTGAACCTGGAGACCACGCACCTCCTGTATATCTCGCAGGAGACCTCTGACCGGATTGAGGACAACAACAACCGGACCATCCACTACCCTGTGGGTGAGGTCAACACTCACGGTGACCTTCCGTTGGCCGGTGGGCGCGCTGGGATGATCCTTGCATTCGATGCTGAGGGTCTCCCTGAGATGCTCCCTGTGACCACCAGTGTTGGCGCTGGGGACCTGAAGAATGAGGTATTCACCAGCGGTGTTGACTACACTGAAGGGGTCTCCACCACCCTCACGCTGTCCCGGGCTTATGGCAACAAGGCCAACCTCGGCGCTGTGGTTATGCAGGGGAATACGCAGGACCCCGATAGCTACTCGCTAGATGGCCTCACGCTGACCTTCGATGCCCCCATTCCGGCAGGTGTCACCAAGGTGTGGCTCACGGGCGGCACCACGCTCTCCCAAGAGATTGTGAATGACCTGAACGTTAAGGCGGGCAGCAAGCTGGCCAACCGCATCAACATGCACGGTAACGTTAAGGACCCTCAGTTTGCTGCAGTGGGCGATGGGGTAACCAACGACTCCCCAGCGTTCCAGGCTGTGGAGAACTCGGTGCTGGCTGGGAAGGTCCTGGATGTTGATGTCCCCGCTGGGACCTACTTCCTGGCCACTACGGTGACCCCAGGTGCCGGTACGGTGAACTGGCGGTTTGCTAGTGGGGCATCACTGGCTGGCCCGGGGAAGCTCTCGCACCACGCCTCCCCCATGTCCTTCAACAGCACGCCAAACGTGGGAAAGCGACTGGGCATTTGGCACGGCTCGGATGGTAGCCCCACTGCGGATGGTGTCACGGCCACCTCGTACATGCAGCGGGTGGACCAGTCTTCTGTGCCTGACGACCCAGCCCACCTGATCTTCCTCCAGTACAACGCCCTCAAGCGGAAGGCAGGCGGCACTGGGTGGCTCACGACCAACTACAACTACCTTGAGGATGCTTCCACGTCAGGGGCTGCTCAGTCGGTTGCTGTTGCCGGTTCAGCTCACGCAACGGGGAACGCTTCAGTGTGGGGCCTCTACGGCGAGGGGGTTTCCTCCAGCGCTACCAGCACGATTACCGCGTGCGAATTAGATGCGATGAACTTCTCCGGAGTCCACTACGCCTACAACGACACCTACCCAGTAACGCTGCCATTCTCCTGTGCTCTGTGGGCGGCCTCGGTTGGCAACGCGAAGAACTCTTTCGCAATCGGTGTGGGCCTCGCTGGAAGCGTAGCGAACAACTGGCACGTTGGTATCTACATGCAGACGTTCTCGGTTGACCACATTGGTATCGACATGCAGTGTCAGCCACCGACCTTGATTAACTTCAAGTACGGGGCGTCCACGGATGGCACTGGGATTACCCCCGGGGGCATCGGGCTGGATGTCGGGCGCTCAAGTGTGGCCGCTTACGGAGTCGGCCCGAACCAGTGCGCAATCCACCTGAGGGACCAGCGTTTGGGCTTTGGTGACTACGCATTCATGGCGTTCAACCCCTTCAACAACCTTCTTGAGTTCTGGACCTGGAATGGTTCTACGTACGTCCGTCGGGGTTTCCTCGATATGGGCGGTGCAGATCACGCAATCTAATCAAACCAAATGAATAAAGACATCGAGTTCATCACCGCGCAAATCGCGCAATCGAAGGCCAAGCTGTTCGACTTGGTTACGCTTCGTGAAGACGAAGAGAAGAAGTTGTTTGGTCTGCATGGCGCACTGGAGACCCTTCAGATGCTTGAGCAGAAGAACGCTCAGGCACAGGGGAATCAAGCGAATGCTTAAGCGGATCATTGCGGGGGCCCTTGCGGCCCTCTTGACCTTCGGCGCGGGAGCGGCAACGCTCACCCCGCTGTCCCTGCTGAGCCCTGTAGGTTCCACCAGTGGCCAGGTGATTACCTCAACGGGGCCCTCTTCGGCACCCATCTGGGGCACCGTCACCCTAACTGGGCTGGGCGGCCTGAGTACTGCAGCAGCAGCCAGCACGTATCTCACGCAGGCCAACGCAGCAAGTACCTATCTGACCCAAGCGAATGCTGCGAGCACCTACGCCACGAAGGCTGGAACGCTTGCACAGTTCGCCTCCACGACCTCTGCGCAACTCGCTACGCTCCTCTCGGATGAGACCGGCAGTGGGGCCAATGTGTTCGCTACGGCACCCACGCTTAACCAGCCGAACATCGTGGGAGTCACCACGAACAGTAACGCTGCAGCGGGGAGTGTTGGGGAATACCTGTCCACCTCGTCCAACTCGACCTCACTGACCTCGGCCACCACGGGGAACGCTACAAGCCTCGCGTTGACCGCTGGGGACTGGGATGTCTCGTGTGTGGTTACGTTCGTCCCTGCAGCATCCACCCCGCCCTCGATACTCCAAGCAGGCATCAACACGGTATCTGCAACCACCCCCGCCTCCAACCTCGGGGGCTACGTGCAGCTTGCCAGTACGTTCGCCACTGGAGCCGCTCAGGTCATGATTACGCCAACCGTGCGGGTCAGCCTAGCGAGCTCGGGCACCGCCTTCTGCATCGCCCAGTCCACCTTCACGGTCAGCACTATGACGGTGAACGGCTTCATCAGGGCACGGCGGGTTCGCTAATCCCGGTACGAGAGATACCGCATCATAAGCCCGGGAGGAAGATACTCGATAGTCTGTGTCTTCTCGGTGGAGGTCTGTTCCTCTTGTGGAATGGCCTCTTCCAGCAGACTCTCTTGGGTTACTTCCCCGGGGTTCGTGGTCATCGTTGTTCTCGGTCAGATTTACTTGTAGTCCTTTCGTAGGAATATAACATTTATTCCGATGTAGTCAAGTCCTTTCCCTCCCCTTACGCGCGCACCCTTATGCAACTCGCAGAACACACCAAGACTCTCCTCACGCTGGCCGGTATCGGCGCAGCCATCACCCTCGGCAAACTCCTGTCAGAAGGTGAGCCCATGAACTTCAAACGCGTGGCTGGCCGTGTAGTTGTCGGCTCGGGCCTCAGCATGGTGGCCTCCGCTGTCGTGGCCATTTACCCTAACCTCCCCATTGAGGCCGTATGTGGCGCTTCGGCAGCCCTAGCCATCTTCGGTACTCACTTCCTTGAAGACCTCGTGCGCTCGAAGCTGGGCATGGGTGCAACTCCGGGAGACTCGAAGTAATGAGCCAGGCATCGAAAGATTCACTGAATGAGTTACATGGGCTGATTGCTGAGACCCTTACGGGGGCCATTAAGGCGTTCAAGGGGAAGACTGACCCGGAGGAACTGAAGGGACTCGCAGCCCTGGCCAATGTCGCGAAGAGCTTTTTGAAGGACAACGGGATTGAAGCACTCCCCACAGCCAGCAAGCCCCTCCAGTCTCTCGCTTCTGTCCTTCCGTTCCCGGGTTTCGTTGGGGGACAGGGAGAGGATGACGAGCCAGTAGCAGCAGCACAGTAACCCTCAGACCGCATTAGAGCCCCGTAGCGGGCTCCCTCATCCCTTACCCATACGCATCCCCTAGTGGAACCCTAGGAGGGGCGTGTGCGGCCTATACGCGAGCCCTATGGCATCTCCTACTCAAGACCCCATTGCGGCCGACCTCCGCAACATGGTGTTTGTGATCTGGCAGCATTTGAATCTTCCAGCACCTACGCCTCTGCAATACGACATCGCGGACTACCTCCAGAAGGGCCCCAGGCGTCGAATCATCGAAGCCTTCCGGGGAATCGGCAAGTCGTGGCTGACTGCAGCCTATGTGCTGTGGCTCCTCTACAAGGACCCCAACGAGCGCATCTTGGTGGTCTCTGCATCTAAGTCCCGGGCTGACGCGTTCTCCACGTTCGTGAAGCGGCTCATCGATGAGATGCCCCTGCTGCACCACTTGCGCCCCCGTGAGGGCCAGCGGGATTCCATCATAGCCTTTGACGTGGGACCCGCTGATGCCCACCAGGCACCTTCGGTTCGCTCCGTGGGTGTCACTGGGCAGATGACCGGTGGCCGTGCTACCCGCATCATCGCGGATGACACAGAGATTCCCTCCAACTCCATGACCCAAGCCCAGCGCGATAAGCTGGCTGAGACAGTGAAGGAGTTTGATGCAGTGCTGGTCCCGGGTGGTGAGATTACCTTCCTCGGGACTCCCCAGACTGAGATGTCCCTGTACAACGTTCTGACTGAGCGCGGGTACGAGCTCCGCATCTGGCCCGCTAGGTTCCCCGGTAGCAAGCTGATGAACTCCTACGGGAACCACATCGCCCCCTACATCGCTGACCAGTTGGCCAAGAAGCCATCCCTAGCGACTGACTGTAGTGGCCGTGGTGCCCCTACCGAGCCCTCCCGGTTCCATGACCTAGACCTGTTCGAACGAGAGGCATCCTACGGCCGCTCAGGGTTCGCCATGCAGTTCATGCTGGATACCTCGCTCAGCGATGAGAACAAGTACCCGCTGAAGCTGGCTGACCTGATGGTGCTGGACCTGAACCCAGAGATGGCCCCAGTGAAGCTAGTGTGGGCCTCAGGTCCCGAGCAGCTCCTGAAGGACATCCAAGCGGTGGGCCTGCAGGGTGACCGGCTGTACAGGCCGATGTTTGTCTCCCCTGAGTTCGCTGAGTACCAAGGCTGTGTCATGGCCATTGACCCCTCAGGGCGTGGTGGAGATGAGACCAGCTATGCGGTAGTGGCCATGCTCAATGGGCTGCTCTACCTGTTGGACGCTGGGGGCATCAAGGGGGGCTATGAGGACACCACCCTCCAGAAGCTCGCTGACATCGCCAAGAAGTACAAGGCCAAGCAGATCATCGTGGAGTCCAACTTCGGTGATGGCATGTATTCTAAGCTCCTCACTCCCTTCCTGGTCCGCACCTACCCCTGCACTCTGGAGGAGATTCGGTCCAGCCAGCAGAAGGAGAAGCGCATCATTGACACCCTGGAGCCCGTGCTGAACCAGCATAGACTCGTGGTGGACACCAAGCTAATCAAGAGGGACCAAGAGAACTACAACGAGTACCCTCTGGAGTCATGGACCAACTATCAGCTCTTTTACCAGATGACCCGCATCACCAAGGAGCGGGGAGCACTGGCCAAGGATGACCGTATCGACGCCCTGGCTATGGCTGTGGCCTACTGGGTGGAGCAGATGGACAAGGACACCCAGAAGGTCCTCGAAGACCACAGGGAAGAGATGCTCAGACTGGAGCTCCAGAAGTTCTCTGAGCATGTCCTCGGAGTGGGCCCTCAGGAGGACAATTGGGGGGACATCTGGTAGTCAGCGGAATCCCTTACTGGGTGGGTGATAGCGAGGAATTTCTCGTCTATACCCTCCCTCTCGGGGTGGAGATGAAATCTCCCCTAGAGATACCTCTATAGATAAACTAAAGAGTAACTAAAGATACTCTTATGATGGCCTCGGAATTGGCTATGAGATGTACCTGTACTAGTACACCCACACAGTCCCTCCCAGTAAGATGCCACTGCAGGGGAACCTAGTGATGGGCTATGGGTTGGCTGGAGGGGGACTGCAGGGGTCCGGAATGTTACTGGAGAAAATCTGAGAGGGCATCTTGATAAGGCCAGGGCTGCAGAACCCCCCGTGCCCCCCTCGAAACCAGCAGGCACCCTGGCCTCTCGCTAGCTGCCTCTAGGCGCATCCTGGGCACACGCATGGTCACACACGCTGCTAACTCATTGATTCTATTGGTGTGACCGAGGATGGACAGTCCTCATCACTAGCTGCACACAGGGGATAGCCGTCTACCCTTTTGCTACATATGAATGGCTGTTCATATGTTCGTGTCCGTGTGTGAACGCACCTGTTCGTTTTGCATCCTCAGCACCCTTCAGTCCATCTCTAGTCCACCGCTACAACACCTCGAGGAAGCCATAGGAGGCCCTACAGCGGCCTGGTGACACTCACTGGCTACCTACCCATTGGCTACCTATAGGAACCCAACAGAGCCACATCTGTGTCTTTTGTGAATTTCTTCGATTTAGTTGTTGACATGCTCATGTGGATCACATACGATTCACTCCATCGCAACGAGACACACAGGTAACTGAGCATGTCCCAAACAGCACAGACTCTCCTCCTGCTCCTCTTCAGTAACTCCAAAGGGCAGCATGAGAAACACATCAGGGTAGCAGCGCAGGACATCATTGCAGGGGTCTATCGATAATGGGCCTTCCGCACCGTAAGCACACGAAGAGAATAATAGTTGCACTGCATTGCTCGCAAGGCTACGCAGTTGGTCTTCAGTCACACTACAGTCATCCACTAGAGGAAATGAATCATGGTCAACACCACTCAAGTAATCCGGCACTACCTCATAGCTGCTCTTTGGTCTTCCACCGATGAGCATGGCGAGCCCCTCGATGCAGTCTTTACGGTCTCTGATTGTTCTGCTGCTCTCCTGGGTCAAGCAATGGAAGACTGCACGGACTTTGTGGACGCAGCGGGAGAGCTCCTTAAGGGTCTCACTGAAGAGCAGATTGGTCATGACTTCTGGCTCACACGGAATCACCACGGTGCGGGCTTCTGGGACCGTGACCTGGGCAACCTGGGTGAAGAGCTCTCCGCGTTGGCGCACACATATGGGTCTGTGGACCTGTATGCGGGTGATGATGGCTGGGTCTACTCTGTCTAACCGTTCCACTAAGGGTTATCATGTACAAACTGATCCACCGCCTTACGGGCTCGATAATACAGGCCTTCGATACCCTCGAGGATGCCATTAGAGCCCTGCAGGAAGCAGCGGTGCCTGAATTGTTCTACGTATCTAACTCGCTTTAATCCATCTCTCGAAGGAGTATCACCATGCTCAACACAATCGAACTCTTCTTCGCGTTCATGCTGGCCCTCCTGTGCGCTGCTGGCCTCGGGGCAACCATCGGAATCCTGGTGGATGTCTTCCGACTCGCAGTGAAGGCCAAGCAATGACCTCCCTGATATCCCGTGTGCGTATCTGGAGAGACCCAGTGCGTACTCACATCTGGTGGTGCACTCGCCTGGACATCGCAGAGTGCCCGCTGTTTAACCCTGTGGCCTCCGGGTGTAACGCCTGGGTCGCATATGAGAACTATAAGGAGATGCTGTCGTGACCCGCACAGGAAAACCCAAGGTGCCCATATAGAGCCCCTAGAACGGGCTCTCATGCTTTGCCAATAGCAATCCACTAGGACATGTCAACCAAGCCCGTAGAGGGGCTGTATTCAAGCCGGAGATGCATCATGAGCAATAACACTTTGAAGGGTGGCGGCAGGGGTGAGGCAATGACTGACGAACGTGAAAATGCATCGAACCCAGATCTAGAAGAAATCCGAGCGGCGATGCAAGCCGAATTCAAACCAATGTTCCCTGAGTTACAAGATGTCGTAATCAACGGGCGCACGATGCGTGCGCATGAAGTGCTGGACGTTGCCCGAAAAACTATGGGTGGCGTAGCTGATAACGAGAAAGGCATTCTCATGTTTGTTCACGCCCTTCTCACTATCCACGGTGCGCAAGCTGAGTGCGCCGCCATCAATCAGGCCGTGCGTGAGCTGAAGGCTTAGCCATGCCGTATCTCATAGAAGCCCAAGCAACCCGGGGGTACCGCTGTAGAGCCCGATTCAGGGTCAAGCGCGATGCCTTCGAGGTGGCCAGGATGTGCGCCTGTCTGCTCCACTTCAGTGACTCTGAAAGGGCCCAGCTAGGTGAATCCCGTTTAGGCCCAGCGGTGCCCAGCGTGGAAGTTGTTACGGCCCAGGGATGGGTAAAAGTTACCCGAGTCAATTGATGAAAGGTACTAGTTGCCAGTTTACAACACACAGGGTGCCAGTAAGGACCCTGAAAGAACATAGGGAAGGCCCAGGTTGTCTGGGGATTTCCTTCTGTTTTTTCATGAATGCTTCATAAGTCAATAAGCAGATGCGCAGTATTTATAGGCAGCAGATGAATCAGACGCATCAATCTGAAAGCCTTATGAACATTGGATGTCGTATTTCTGTCAAGGCTATGTAATTGTGCCCTTACATAGAGATAATTCATCGAAAGGTGTGACCAATAAGGCTCCATGATGCAGTCACGCGCGGAGATGTAAGAGCAACACCTGTTACACGTTTTAACAATAAACGATAACACTTCCACTACATTGTTTTGTCCCTACGAGGAACTGTTGTATGCTGCTATCACTTGCAGGTTTTGATGTCCACTTCTGCCGAGACTACATAGAGCGGAATGGGCGTAAACCGGCCTTGTTGGAATCGATACGCGATGAAGACACCGGGGGTCTCGAAGTTCTTATTTTGAGGAAGTGGCTGGTGGTTATCAGCCGCAGTGTCTGAAACCATAACTACGACTTGAGGAAGGCATGAGCAGCACAACCGCACTACACGTAGCAGCAGAGGTCCTTCAAATCTTCCGGCAGCTATGTGCTGAACAGATGGAGAAGCAGGACGTACCGCCGAATATGGTAGTGGTGTTTGCTGAGATTGCAGCGAACCCAGGTAGGTCCCTCAAGGAGCTCCAAGAGGCTACCGGTCTGGGCCAAGCTGTGATGTCCCGCAGTGTGGCTGCACTGGGCAGAGGCAACCAAGCGATGGGCAAGGGCCTGGGGCTGGTCAGGACCGAAGAAGACCCAACGAACTACAGCAGGAAGATTGTGAGCCTGACCAATGATGGGAAGGCGCTCTTGGAACGGATTGATGAACAGTTAGGAAGGTTCGTCAGGACAAGGCCCGCAGTGAGAGCCTGAGAGAGCAGTAACAGGGCCACCTTCGGGTGGCTCTTTTTCGTTTACTGAATGGGGATTGGTATGAAGCAACGGGGAGATGTGTGGTGGTTCGATGGGTACATTGATGGTAAGCGTGTACGCAAGACCCTGGGGACCACGGATAAGAAGGAAGCCAAGAAGAGAGAAGCTGAGCTCCTCGCGGGGGTCGCTGGGTTGTCCAAGAAGGCGTCCACAGGCTACGGCCCCACGCTGGCTGAGGCGTACACTCAAGCCCTCCGTGAGTACAAACCGTGGAGAGACAGCCCGTCACCCAGGACCATCGATAAGAACCGCAGGGCCATCGAAGAGTACTTCGGTGCCTCCCGTAAGTTGGCCACTATTGACCGTGAGGCCATCAGCGGTTACATCATTCAGATGGCCAAGGATGGCAAGGCTGGGAGCACCATCAACCAGCGTGTCTCCCACCTATCAGTGCTCTTCAACGAGGCGATTGACCACTGGGGCTACGACAAGCTCAACAAGCCCCGCATTGTCCGCTCCAAGGTCTATGAGGGCCGCCAGAGGCGCTTCACTAATGAGGAGGTGGCTGAGGCCATCGAGCTCCTCCAGAACGCCCCCAAGGATGCCTACAGGGACGTAGCGGACCTCATCAAGGTACTAGCTGACACCGGCATGAGACTGGGGGAGTGTCTATCGCTCACCAAGGCCAGCTACAACCTGCAGGAGCGGAACATCGTGCTGTGGGTGACCAAGAACAAGAGCCCCAGAGGTGTTCCAATGACTCCCAGAGTTGTGGAAGTGCTCACCTCCAGGAAACACTTGGCCAAGCCCTTCGGGATGGTCACGGAGACCACTGCCACCCGAGCGTGGCGCTGGGTCAGGGCTGAGATGGGCTTCGCGGAGGATAAGGAGTTCGTGATGCACACCCTGAGGCACACGGTAGGCTCCAGGCTGGCTGATGCCAATGTGTCGGCCCCACTGATTCAACAGATGCTGGGCCACAAGTCCCTGAAGACTACCCAGAAGTACATCCATGTGAGTGCCTCGGGGCTGCGTCAGGTTGCTGATATTCTCGCTGCTACTGGGTCTGTGGCTGTGCCCACGGATGTGTCTAAAAGTGACCAAAAAGACTCCCAAAAGGTATCTCCTGATTCAGATGAAGATGCTCTAACTGCTTGAATTGATTGGTAAAACTATAAATGAACAACTGGCTTAAAAGGAAGGGTCGTCCCCGGACAACGGACTTGAGGAGCATGTCATGACCGACTTGAACCCGTCTGAAATCAGGCAGTTACGATAGTTTTCTCTGTAGGGACACATTCTGTAGTGCATGCGCGTGGCTGAGAATGTGTCCAAAGTCCCTCCAAAAGTCCCCTCCTGTTGTCCTGCTGCGTCCATACCAGTTCTGGTTTAAACCTCCCTCTCGTAGTATCGAATTTTCAGCCTGTTACTGGTTATCCTAGTACTGAAACTACTAGGCTACCGGTGACGCTTTGCTGGCAGACCATAAATCAATGACTTATAGCTGATGGCCATCAGTTTGATGAAACAATAGATTCACTTAATGATTGACTCTCGTTGTCTGAGAGTTGACTCAGAGGTGGAGACACACATACACAACCATGAAAAAGTACATCGAAGACCGTATTGAAATAGACACAGAAAGTGGATGCTGGAATTGGAAGCAGAGTAAGAATCAGAAGGGATATGGTCAGATGACCCGTAACGGTAAATCCGAAGGTGCCCACAGGTATTCCTATAAAGCGTTCACTGGTCCAGTCCCGGAAGGGCTGCATGTGCTGCATAGGTGTGATAATCCCGGGTGCGTAAATCCCGACCACCTCTTCCTGGGAAACAACGCGGATAACGTAGCTGACAAGATTTCGAAAGGTCGTCAGCGTCAGCTCCGTGGCTCTGAGCATCCGAGGTCTAAGCTGACTGAAGAAAAGGTTCTGGCCATCCGCGCCGATATCCGGAGCCGAGTGGTCATCGCTGAGGAATATGGGGTCACAGTACGCACCGTCGAAGCGATTCAGTGGCGAGAAAACTGGAAACACATTTAATTGAGTGTTCCACTTGTGCATGCCATCCTTCTAGTATAGTCTCTCAGTTCATACCGTAGTACCAAGCAAGGTTCCTGCGTTCGACGCGGGGGCCATTCTTTTGCCCGTACCGTTCCGCTAGAGGAAGACATCATGAACTACACTGCCGAACAACTCCACGCCCTCCAAATCGAACTGGAGGAAGAGAGCATTGGTCTCGGAATCAAGCGGTATAACGAGGCCCTCAGGCAGGGGGAAGACTGCATGCCGCCGGGTATGCAGATGATTAAGGCAGCCATCGAGCCCACCGCTGTGGCCATCAATAAGTTCATTGAGGATGGTCTTGCAGGCAAGGCCAGTAGGTCTGTGGGCACTGTGCGCTACCTGGACCAATTCTCAGACCGCAAGCTGGTTGCGTTCGTCACCGCGAAAGTGATTCTGAACCACATCTCCAGCGCCTCGATGGTGGGAGCTGTAGCGGGAGACATCGCCAACCGCTTGGAGGATTGTCTCAACTTTGATGATCTGAAAGAGCAGCAGCCCGGCCTTTATAAGCAACTGATTAAGAAGATTGAGAACTCCCGCGATGAGCGTCACCGCCACATCGTCCTTCGCATCCAGCAGCGCTACGCCAAGATCACGCCGATTAAGTGGGGTAGGTCTGAGAAGATTCGTCTCGGGATGAATCTCATCACACTGTTCAGCGAGGCAACCGGGCTTGTTGAGGTCCAGAAGTTCGTACGGGGCGTAAACGACACTCCGCACATCGTGGTGCCCACTGCGGAGACCGCCAAGTGGTTGGAGAACGGTCACGCACGGTGCGCGCTGATGTCACCTATGTACATGCCAATGGTTCAGCAGCCGCGCCCCTGGACGAGCCCCTTCGGTGGTGGCTACCTGACCAAGCCGATGCGCTTCCCGCTCCTCAAGACCGCCAACAGGAACTACCTGGAGGACCTGAAGCAGGTAGCCATGCCGGTGGTCTACAGGGCCGTCAATGCCCTCCAGGAGACCCCGTGGGCCATCAATAAGGCTGTCCTGCATGTCATGAAGGAGGTCTGGGACAACGGGGGGAGGCTCGGTAAGTTGCCCCACCGCGACCCCGCTCCCCTGCCCCCGAAGACCTTTGACCTGGAGAACCCGGACCCTGAGGAGCTCAAGGCGTGGAAGAGGCAGGCAGCACAGACCTACGAGGGGAACATTCGGGCAGCCTCGAAGCGGGCCTCTATGTCCAGCAAGCTGTGGATGGCAGAGAAGTTTGAGAACATCGAAGCCTTCTACTACGTTCACAACCTGGACTGGAGGGGCCGTGCGTACCCGGTGTCCACCTTCCTGAATCCGCAGGGCTCCGATAGTGACAAGAGTCTCCTGCTGTTCGCGGAAGGGAAAGCACTGGGGGACAATGGTGCTCGCTGGCTGGCCATTCACGGGGCGAACACCTTCGGCATCGATAAGGTGACCTTCGATGAACGGGTTCAGTGGGTGATTGACCACCAGGACCAGATTCTGGAGGCCGCTATCAACCCTCTGGATGGGTCCCGCTGGTGGGCTGATGCTGACAGCCCGTACATGTTCCTCGCCTTCTGCTACGAGTGGCTGGCCCTCACGATGCATACGGACCTCGGGAAGGCTCAGGAGGACTTCATCAGCCACCTCCCGTGCTCCTGGGATGGCGCCTGTAATGGCCTTCAGAACTTCTCTGCCCTCCTTCGGGATGAGGTAGGGGGCGCTGCAGTTGGACTGGTGCCCAGTGATAAGCCGAGCGACATCTACAGTGAAGTCGCGAAGGCAGCTAATGAGCTCATGCAGAAGGACGCTGAGGATGGCAGCTCGTTGGGCCTGAAGTGGGCAGGAAGGATGACCCGGAAGCTCTCGAAGCCCAACACCATGACCACGCCTTATGGGGCCACCAAGCGGGGGATGGCTGGGCAAATTGATGATGTCTTCAAGAAGATGAAGGCTGATGGGAACCCGGTGGAGGCAGGGATTTATGACTGCCAGTACCTGGCTGACAGCAACTACAAGGCCATCGGGAAGGTGGTGGTGGCCGCGCACGTGGCTATGGACTGGCTGAAGGAGGCCGCTAAGGTGGCAGCTTCCAATGGTCTCCCGGTCTTCTGGACCACCCCGAGTGGCCTGCTGGTACTCCAGAGCTACCGCGAACAGATTGGCAAGCGGCTGGACTTCGAAGTGGCGGGGAAGCGTGTGCAGCTCATGCTGAAGAACGAGGGGGACAAGTTGGATGGCCGTAAGCAGTCTGCTGGCATCTCCCCGAACTTCATTCACAGCCTTGACGCGGCCCACATGATGAGGACCATCAACTACAGCCTCGATGCTGGGGTCTCGGCCTTCGCGTTCGTGCACGACAGCTACGGGAGCCACGCTGGGGCCGCAGAGGACCTCCGCGATTGCCTTCGTCAGGCGTTCGTGGACCAGTACAGCGGGGAGGTGCTGGCAGACTTCAGGGCTCAGTTGGTGGAGCAGTTGCCTCCTGAGTTGGCCGAGAAGCTCCCTGAACTCCCGCCCATGGGCACTCTGGATTTGACTGGCGTCCTGACCAGCGAGTATTTCTTCGCCTGAGCGTTCCACTTACGCATGTGTTCCTGGTCTTAACCCTCACTCTCGGAATAACAAAACGCCCTCAGCAACCGCTGGGGGTTTTTCATTTCAGAGGACCCAATGAGAGACACCATCCTGTCCCTCTGTGACCTCACGGGGCACATGACGGACCCGTGGGTAGCAGCGGGCTATCACGCAGTACTGGTTGACCCGCAGCACCCCCGAGGAGTCTCCACGGTTGGCCGAGTGACCCGCATCGGGGCAGTGATTGCTGACTCACTGACCCTCTCCTACATCCGGGAGCTCGTTAGGCAGGACAGATTGGCCTTCGTGGCTGGATTCCCTCCCTGTACTGACGTGGCCGTATCAGGAGCACGATGGTGGGAAGAGAAGCGCAAGAAGGACCCGTACTTCCAAGCCAAGGCAGCCATCGTGGCCGAGCAGTGCCGAATGATTGGCGAGCTCTCGGGAGCCCCGTGGTTCTTCGAGAACCCTGTAAGTGGATTCTCTGGAGTCTTCGGGAAACCCCAGTACACCTTCCACCCATGGGAGTTCACAGCGCTTTGCCCTGACGACAACTACACGAAGAAGACCTGCCTGTGGACCGGGAACGGGTTCGTCATGC